TACAGCAACAGACTTGAGAGGCATACTAGAGAATCTTATTTTCGCAGATAAGATATTCAAAGTCACTGGCTCTCAGGGGTATCTAGCAAAAAGAGTACTTATAGCCGAGAGATCTCAGGATAAAACTGTGGATTTCTCTTTGTTAACAGCAGCAGAAAGAGAGTATTTAGCATGACAATTCTTAATGGAAAGCAAATCCTTGAATGTATTGATAAGTATGGAATGATTGAGGGCTGGAAGATTGCCTCATTTAATGCAGCCAGTATGGACATTCATCTAGGCCATAAGATCTTAAAAGAGATTCATCCACAAGAGTTGCGAGAAGGAAAGCGAAAGATTATCTCGCTGGCTAAACGAGATAAGCTATGCATGCAGGAGATTGATATCTCAAAGAGCTCTTATATATTGCGTCCAGGAGAGTTCATTCTTGCTCAGTCTCAAGAAGTTTTCAATTTGCCTGCTCATATCTCAGCAGAATATAAGTTGAAATCTTCTATGGCTCGTATTGGTCTAGAACATCTCAATGCAGGCTGGTGTGATGCTGGCTGGAATGGCTCAGTACTCACTCTTGAGTTGCGTAATATGACCACATATCATGATATTGAAATCTGTCCTGGCGATGCCATTGGCCAGATGATTTTCTATGAGCATGATGAAGTCCCTCCTGAATTGTCTTATGCAAACAAAGGAAATTATAATGGCCATAAAGAGGTAAATCAAGCAGCTTTCAAGCAAGCTAATCTAGTCTCTCCCGGAGAAGAATAAAATGAATATTCTACCTTCTTCTATATGGAGGAGGCTAAGAAAGCTTATGAGGTTTGCGCCGATATGTTATTTAGTCAGCACGCACGAAAGGAAATTAATCAATGAACATCATGATAGACGTAGAGACAACTGGAGTAGATGCAGGTTGCTGCATTCTCACTCTGGCCGCAGTCCCATTCTCTATTCATTCTCCGCTAGAGAATTTTTATGAGAGAGCCAGCCATCAATCCTCTCTACAAGCAGGATTCACTGATAACCCAGAGACAATTAGTTGGTGGGATAAGCAGAAATCTGAGCAACAAGATGAAGCGTTTGGAGGAACTCTTAGCATCAATCGCATGCTAGAAGCTTTCTGTGCTTACATGGCTACCCTTGGAGATCCTAAAGACTTACATGTGTGGGGCAACGGTAAGGATTTTGACAATGTAATCCTAGGCTATGCACTTAAGAAATTGCATCTTAAGCAGCCTTGGAGCTATAGGAATAATTGGTGCTATAGAGACCTAGTTAAGACCTATCCAATTACCCCTAAGCCAGATAATCCAGATGCACACAATGCTCTCAGTGATGCAAAGGTGCAAGCAAGACATGCCGAACTAACTATGGAGGCAATTAGTCATGGCTACCCACCAGCTTTTCCCCGATGAGATGATAGCATTACAGGATGAATTAATGAATCATCCAGATGTAATGACTGCCCTCTCAGTTACAGATGATAAATCTATGGGAGGAATCCTAGCATCTCTCTGCACAATCTTTGATATCGTAATTGATGGAGTATTTAATGAGAAAGAAATCTGCGGTATAGCGGCCCAGCTCACTAAAGAATTAAGGCAGCGCCGGACACTAATAGTAGATTACATTAATTAGACTCAGCAAAAAGAAAAGCCCTAGAGCCTCAGACCTTAATTGATCTGGAGCTACTAGGGCTTTCTTTTGTCAATTAATTTTGATAAGAATTATTTCTTCTTACCGCCGCCCTTTTTCTTGCCGCCCACAATGATCACCTCCTTTCAGTAGATTTCTTTATTTGATAGCTCATCTCAGACTTCAGATTATATCCAAAGCTACTAGCAAATACTGAGCATACATTATAGATGCCTAAGCAAAATACAATTAGCATTGCTAGCCCAGTAAGTATCCCTTCATGGCGAGTGAGAAAAGACTTTAATTTTCTAATCAATAATCTGATACGAAGTTTAAGAGGGATATAAGTCTCGCATTTTATCTCTTCATTCATAAGCTATCCTATAATTGCATTAGGAGCATTATCTCTCCAGTCATTAGGTTAAGATATTTAATTACTGTAGGGGCAGTTGCTCCGCTCCAAGCCATGCTTGCAGATATCCCATGATAACTATAATTACCGGGAGCCCCACTCAGTTTCTTAGCTAAGCCAAGACTAGCAGCAACTCCTGAATAGCTATAATTACCGGGAGAGCCAATAAGAGAGTGGCCAACAGATAGAGATGCTGCCTGCCCAGTAATTGCATATGATCCGGGAGCGCCACTTAGCTTAACAGCCAGCTGCAAAGTGGCATTACGACCGCTTACTGCATATGATCCTGCAGTCCCAGATAGGCTATAAGCAACCCCGCCACCTGCTCCTGGAGTATAAGTTAGCGTAGCTGCCAGTCCAGTATAGCTATAAGAGCCAGCAGTCCCTGATAGCTTACGAGAGAATTGTACTAATGCAGCAGGCCCTGTATAGCTATAGCTTCCTGGAGCTCCAGACAATTTTCTGCTAAAGCTAAGGCCAGCAGCAATACCAGTAACTGTATAATTGCCGGCTGCTCCTGATAGGCTATAATTAACTTGACCAGAGGCAGCAGGAAAGAACCAATCTGCTAATGGAGCAGGCCTAAGAAAAGGTGCCCCTAGCAATCTGCCTTGCTGCCACTTACTCAGCCAAGAGCTTTTAAATGGGTATCGTCCTTGACCACTCATTTAATTCTCCTTAACCCTGCGTGTAAATCAATTGTCCATTTACAGCTGGAGTGGTGCTTGCAGCAGGAAGATATATCAGAAATGGCACAGTATCATCAAACATCTGAGGAAAGGATGCGGACACTGCTTCGATAGCTGAGGTATTAAATGTACTAGGTATCTCTAAAGCAGCAATGATCCGATAAGCTACTAGACTAGCTGCACCACTAGTCCATGTTGCAGAGAATGTGAAATCTTGAATACTTTGTACTCCAGTATCCCCTGCTGCTAATCCCATAGGAAAGAAAGAACCGACCGCCGTACTAGCCACTGTATTCAGGATACCAGCGCCTACTTTACTGCCAGCTCCTGCACTATTGGTATAAGTCATACTAAGCACTGGAGTACCTGCGCCAGTAGCTGTAGTAATCTCTAATCCTATAAGCACATCCTCACCGCTCACTGCAGCATTGCTATCTCTAGCAGGCCATGCAGCAGAGTTAATAGTCTGTGCAGTAATAGTAGTTAGCGATAACCCAGAGTTATGCCACAGCCTATCACATAGCAATAGTGTCCCCGCATTATTAGCAGATGCTTGCAGTCTAGACAAGTAGCTATTACCTGAAGCTGGATTAGTCAAATCAAGCTCTCCAGCATAACTAGTCAGAGCAGCCCCAGCTAATCCAGGAGTAGGGGCAGCGGCGGCGGCTGGATATCCAGAAGCGTAGAATAAAGAGAATGCGCGGCCTGCTGCTCCGCCAGATCCCATAGTTTTATGAAACATTACAGGAGGTCTAGCGCCGCTATTAACTCCAGCAAGTGTAGTGATAGCCATGATTAGCCGTCCGCATAAGAAACTTCTGCAAAGATATTACTAGTAGTAGTTGTACTAGGAATAAATAGCAAGAAGGGTACAGTATTAGCAAATAGCTCTGGGAAGCCGCCAGTCAAAGCGTCAATAGCATTTCCTGTATTGGCATTATTCAGTTCCAGTGCAGCCAGAATTCTATAGGCTACTAGATGTACAGTACCAGAAGTCCATGTAGCAGATTGAGTATAAGTCTGAATACTCTGTACACCTACATCTCCAGCAGCCAGTCCTATAGGAAAGAAAGCGCCTACAGCAGATGCAGCAGATGTTGCTACAGTATTAACGCCAGTCTGGCCAGCAGTACCTGCACTATTAGTATAGCTAAGCGTAAGAGTAGGTGTGCCTGCTCCAGTTACTGAGCTTACTTCCAAGCCAATCAATACATCCTCACCACTAGTGGCTGCATTAGCATCACGAGCCGGCCACGCGACGCTATTGATAGTCTGAGCAGTAGCACTAGTAATAGTAATACCACTATTATGCCAGAGGCGATCGCATAGCAATAGAGTACCATTAATAGTAGCTTGCCCTAAGAAGCGGGACAGATAACGCTTACCTGAGGCTATAGTAGGAAAACTAATTTGCCCCGGATAACTAGTCAGCGCTGCACCAGCTATGCCAGGACTTGGCGCAACAGCTCTGCCCGGAATACCTGGAGTATAAAAAGGAGAGAATGGCCGGCCAGCAACAAGAGCACCACTAAGCGCTTTATAATAAGGTTTAGGCGGCTTAGCTCCGGCAATGATACCATCTATAGTTGTGATAGCCATTAGACTTTCTCCAAGTAGCTAGGAGCAAAATCTACTCCATTAATATTAATAGATTCTCCAGACACACTAATTATAGGATAGACATCTGGATAAACTTGATCAAAAGGGCTAAGCACCCTGACATTATCTCCTACAGAAAAGCCTGCAAGAGACTGAGGAGGAACCACAGCAGGCTGTCCTAGGATATCAGAGGCAGTGCGGCCAGCATCTAATAGTCCAGCTTGCTCAAGACCGATAAGCCCAGAGATAGTCTCAAGGTTATCAGTATCAATACAAGTTCCATCAGCCTCAGGAGTAGCTGCATTAAATTTAGCCAGCCATACCTCTACAACTACTGACACCTTAGCGGCAGAAAAGATGCGCCCCAACTCAGTGTCAGTAAATCTATTCATAAATGCAAGCCTAGAGTAGCGCATCTCAATTACCTCTTTTAGATATTGATTACACCATTAGTAGGATCAGGAGTGAATGTGAATGTATCTGCGTTAGCACCATTCATCACCACATTAGAGCCATAATCCCAGTAACCGGCCACTTGGTTAGTAGTCTTATTGACGAGAGCTACATAACGGAAAGTAAAACCCCCGCCAGAAGCAGTCCAGACAGCAGGAGCCGCAAGTACTAGTTTATATACACCAGCAGACTCTGCACTCGATGTAGTTGAGACATTGGCGCCACCAGCAGTATAGCCGCCAGAGGTAGCCAAGTCAGTAGTGCCTGCAGTAAATGCAAGATTGGGGGCAGTAAGACATAGAGCAAAGGCCCACTGATCTGAGCCAGCATTCATGCTTTCTACAAGAGTCTCACGCGAGCCTGCAACAATATTATAAGCAGCCATAATTCATTTCTCCAATTAGAAAATAGGGGGCAAGTCAGGCATTTCAAGTTGATTACTGTAAGTCACAGGAGCGGCCACATCAGACTGAGCATCAGCTACATCCTCAGAATCATTGCCATCTCCATCATCACATTTATCCTCATTCATCTCCATCTCAAGCAGCATATCTAGCTTAGCTTCTAGACGACCTTGATTCTTTAGCACTTCATACAAAACAGGATCTTGCATTTTATAACTCCTAGCTATAAGTGAGTGAGGCGCGATCATTCCAAACTGAATTCCAAGCTGTATTACCGCCTGCAAATTCAATCTTAGTTATCGAGCCAGTTACTGTGATTCGGGTGATCCGCCAAATTGGTCTAGCTGCATCAGCCCCAGGAGCGGACTCACCCATATAGATAAGTCCTGCAGATACTTCATCTACAACAAGAGCTCTATTCATTACTCATGTCCTCCAAGCGATAGCCTCCCATAACAGCCTGCATATTCTGAGCTACAGGATTCTTAAGATCGTTAGCTAATTGATTAGCTGTGGATACATTAGCAGTCTTCATTTGTCGCATCATGAATTTAGTAAATTGCTCTTGCTTGCCTCCACGCTGCACATACTCACGCATGAAATTATTAAGAGATGCTTGATCCATAGATCCCGTCTGCACTTTACTCTTAATACTAGCCCCCAGATCATTGATCTCTTTATTCTTAGCTGCGCTATATGCCCTAATGCGGAATACTGCATCATTAGCAATAGCTTCATCTAAAGGGCGGCCACCAGTCATGCGAGCAAAAGTAGTCAGACTAAATAAATCATTAGCTCCAATAATACTTCCTTGGCTAGTAGTACTATAAGATTTCATTTGCGGATTACCAGCAGCTTCTGCTACTTGAGCAAGTCCAGCGAGAGGTCTAGAGATACCAGCATGCTCAATGCCTTGCAAGAAACTGCTATACACATCAGCGCCTGCATTCATCTTACTAGCAGTCTGCTTAATAGAGCCGAATAGCTTAGTGATTGCTCCTACAATTGGCACATCAGCTGGATTAGTAGGAATCACAGTTACTTGTCTAGGATTAATATCACCTCGTGAATACAGATTCACTTTCAGATCTGGATGCAAAAGCATCTGGCTAGCAGAGCCATATAGCAGCCAATCTCCAGCTTGCTTACCAGCTACTCCATAAGTGCTAGAGATAATATCCTTATGGTCTGTATTGCCAGAAGCATTACCCACAATATGGGTATTGATAGCATTAAATGCAGGCAAGCCATTCATACCATAGATAGTTCCTTGCATACCCATAAGCAGTGCAGCAGATTTATTATTTCCTTCTCCCACATAGCGGAAAAGTTGCTGCATGAGATTGAATTGATAAGTTTGGAATAATCCTACTGCCTGACCAAGTGGGCCTTGAAATAGCATCGGTCGCTGATTGGCAATATAATTACCATTAGTCCGATTCACAAAGGTATTGATATAGGAGAGCTGATCATCTGCAGTGATCACGCCATACTTAATACCAACATCAGAAATGCGCTTTGCAGTATAAGCAGATACAAAGCGATTCATATCTTCCACGCCCTGATTTAGCTTAGTGACAGGCTTAGCCAGTAGCTTAACGGCATCAGTCATCTGCCCCATGCGCTTAGCTAGCTCTCCGGGAGATTCAATTCCCTTAAGAGTAGCTGCATTCATAATGGTGCGCTCTTGATCCAAGAGACTAGGCAGCCAGCCATGCTGACGGAAAAAGACTTCTAGCTGTTTCATGTCCTCATTACCAGCTAGCATCTTAGCATAACCACTATAAGCTTCAGTAGCCAGCTTGCTTGGAGACATAATGGAGCCAAGCTCTTTCCCTGGAATATCCAGCTTAGAGATCTTGGCCAATTCACCTGCAGCCTCAGTATTCCCCTTAGAGATATTCCTAATCAGATCACGAGTCTCAGTGCCATATAGAATAGTGTGGCCTACTCCATTGTTCATAGCATTCAGCGGATCGCTGCGCAGCATAAGGAAGCTAAGGGCGCTATTTGCTTTACGAATAAATTCCTCCAGCACAGGTCGCGGCGCAGTATGATTAGCTAGCAGCATGGTGGCAGGATCAGTAAAATTAGCTGAGATGCCAGCCTCTTTTAGCATTCCCTGCACGCGATCAAGCTCAGCTGCTGCAGGCTCAGTAGCCACAGCATCTTGCAATTTAGCATACAAACTAGACACGCCTTTTTCCAGAAGCCTATTAAGCGGAGTCCAGATAGGATACTCATCCTTACGAGACACGTCAAGCATAGTCTTGACATAATCACGATAAGGATTAGCAGTCTGATCGCCTGCATACTTGCCTGCATAACCCTTAATACTTCCAGCTAGATTATCATGAGCAGCAGCCAGCTGATTGAGAGTATCAATCTCAGGGCTATACTTAAGCTTCACCCACTCGCGATAGTCTGCAATATCAGCTTTCTTGCGCCAAGAAATCATATCCATAAGGATCTTCTTAGCATCAGTCTCAGGGAAATAAGGGGCAGATGCGCCAGTGCGAGCAAGAGCAGAATCAATATAATTCTCATTGATCCCAAGACCATACTCATAATCTTGCATAGCCTTATGGAAATCCTCAGATTGATTCTTGAAGATTACTTTAAGTCCAGATTGTTGATTTACTTTGCTTGCTAGCAATTCAAGTTTCTGCTGATCGGCGGCGTGGATCATCCTGACGTGGCCAGTGCCTGTCACAGTTGGATCAATTACCATAGCAAAGAAAGGATAGTCTTTAGGATCAGGAGGAGGTATATAGAAAGTACCTCGCATATCCTGACCAGCAGTACCTAGAGAATAAGAATTACGAGCCATCCCAGATTCTAGCTTAGTATCATTATGCGCAATCCAATCTTGCAAGAATTGCTTAGCAGAATCAGACTTAATCACAAGCTCTTGAGGACTATTAAGATCTAGCAATTCAGGGGACGAACCATCAGCCTTATCAATAGCAGCCTGCACTTTACGCATGCGCAATACGCCATCATCTGCATTATAGATAAAGCGCTCAGGACTGCCTCGCATTAGATTCACAGCCTTGATGATATCATCTTGTGCTACTTGATCATTAAGGATCTGATAAGCTTGTGGGAAGAATTTCTCCTCCACAGCGGCGGCCCGCAAAGCTTTCTCTTTATTAGATACAGCACCAATCTGCTGAGAGACTGCCCCCATAGTGCCATAGTTTTCATTCATGATACCCGTAAAGCCGCCTCCTGGCCCCATACGTGAGGAAGCCAAGATAACATTATCACCGATAGCAGCAGGAAGCATATCATTAGCAGCACCCAAATACTGAGCAGCAGAGATACTAATTGCTTGACGCAATTCTTTCTGCTGTGCCTTAGCATGAGTGATAGCATCCATCACAAAGCCGTTCTCATCCATCTTATCTTGTACATTATATACAAGCTTAAGGTAGCGAGGAGTAGTGTAGGATTTATCAGCTACTAGCTTGCTGTAATCGGTAGCAATCCAATCAGCCAATTGATTACTTTTCTGAGCTTCATTCTCCAACAACTTAGTACTGACATTGATTCGCTTGGCTATTTCCTCAGTAGTCATATCAGGGAAAGATTCAGCCAGCAGATAAGCTTGCTTAGTCTTGACTGACTTGAGATAGTCTAGCATATCAGACTGAGCTATCTCAGTACCGTTAGTCAGTTTGAAGCTAGGAGCGCCATCTGCATACAAACGCTCAAGCAAAGGCAAATCATTTGCAGAGACAGTCTCAGGCAGCTTATCCAGTTTCTGTGCCCAGATATTCCTTGCCTCTACTTCCAAATGATCACCGGCAACTACTGGGCTCCAGACAGTATTAGGCTTAAATTTATATTTACTGATTGCTTGATCTACTGCTTTAGCATTAGGCACAGTATCTGCCAGACTGAGGACAGCAGGAGCATCATGGGAAACTTGCAGCGCATTCTCTCCCCGCAAGGATACATAACTGATTGCCTTACTGGCTTCTAGCTCAGGCTGCTTTTTAACTAGCTTCTCAAAAGGAGTAAGTCTTGTAATACCAGCTCGTTGGATATTAGCAATATCTTGGACATTACCAATAGCTACTTCATAAGGAGCCTGCACTATGCTATCAGTAAATAGATTAGCAATCTCCTCATCACCAGTAATGCGATGCACTTCTGAGCGAATATTGTTAGTAAGTACTGCCTGACGATCAGTTACTTTACGAGCAAATGCATTAGTAATAGCCTCACTCTCACCCACTGGAGGAGTAGGAGGATGATTAATGTCATGCAAAGCAATCACAAGCTTATTACTAGAAGAGAGGGTTTCTTCAGTAGCAGTGAATAGAGAGCCAGGATTAATCAAACGATCAGCTGCTTTGATACCAGATTTAACTGCACCATATGTGCGAGCAGCCGCAAGCGAGCCATTGATGCCAGCGCCTACTGCACCTCCCCACACAGAATTCCAGAAGATATCTGAGGCATCTTGCTTCTCAAATAGAGGGCTCTTAGACATTGCAATCTGGGAGGCTCCCATAAATGCAGCACTCTCAAGAGCAGATTGCGCATAACCAGCAGCCACAGATTTAATTACATTTGCATTAAGCAAAGAGAATGATTGAGAGACTGCAGCCATCTCTTTGCCAGCAGCAAATCCTAGCTTATTAGCATAAGTAGGCAGCAAGCCAATGTGAGCAGCCATATTGAATCCAGTCTTGCCAGCGCTAGCAGCAGCTAGAGCCTTCTGACCATAATTCAATACCTTGACACCCGCCATGCCTGGAATAAAAGACGCGGCAATATCTCCCACAAGATCAATAGATCCGTGGTTTGCTTGATAGTAGTCTGCTAGATTGTTATCAAACTTACTAATTACGTCATAGGTATCCAGAGTATCTACATGGCCGCCCATCCAATTGATAGCCTCTGGCACAATATTGTATACTGAAGTGACAGCGCGAGCTACTGCACTCACAGCAAAGCGACCAATGTCAGAGACTGATTCAATAGCAGAAGCACCACTAGCCACCTGATGATTATTAGCACCAATCAGATAGCTAGGAATACCAAAGCCTACCTCTTGCTGAGTGTCAGGCTCTTGCTGAGAAGCGTTGGAAAAGAAATCATCTATTGACATAATTAATTACCTTCTCCCACATACTGATTAATAAAGGCGGCTGATCTAGGATCAAGTCCCTTTTGATTGAAGCGATATACTGAGTCATAAGCTATACGAGCTTGAGCAGCAGTATGATAAGACAGAACTGATTCAGGTCGCGCGAAATCAATCTTATCTTTATTCACTGAGCTAGTGCTAAATACGCTAGGTACTTCTGCCACATAGCTAGGCCTATAAGGAAAGCCAAACTTGCCTAGACCTTTGCTAGCATAAGTTTCTGCGGTAGCTGACTTATAGAAATCAGAGATACCAAGTACCAGTTGCTTATCATTGATGAGGCCACGATCACGAGCAGCAATAGCTAGCTTATAGATCTGCTCTGGGCTAGAGCTAGTTACTCCGGCATCCACAGCCGGCTTAATTACTGCATCATACAGGACATTAGTCTTAACTGAATTCATATCAGCAAGCCTAGGCAAATCAGCAGCCTTATAAATGCTAGTAGGTGCATCTGAATTCAGGGCGGCCTTGTATTCTAAGCCCATGCGCTCATTACGCTTACCTGTCTTAGGATCTACTGGGCCAAAGAGCATATCATTGATGATGCCAGCTACTTCTGCTTTGCCTTGAGGAGTGGCAGCGCTAGCAGCAGTGCCTCCCTTAGTGCTCTTATAGATCTCAAAAGCATCACGAGTAACATTAGATAGCATCTCTCTTGCTTGCCTATTCTCTGGGCCCTGCAATCCTTGCACTTGCAGTGTATTGATAATTGCCTGCCCAGGAGTAGATCCTACAGCACTACTACCAGTAGCAAGAGTAGCCATACCTTGATCAAATAGCCCCTCGAAAACAGCGCGCTGGCCAGGACTTTTCTGCATCATCTTAATGGTAGCCATAGTCAATTGAGGCTTCTGGAAAGCAAGTGCGCCCGTATTTACAATGCGCATTACTTGCTCATCCTCAAGCTTATCCTCATTGATCTTAGCCATCTGAGCCTTATGCATCTCCGATGCGCGAGCATTAGCAGCATCGGCTAGCTGAGCAGAGTGCACTTGCATAAGCATAGATACCTTCTTAGCATCAGCATCACCAAGAATCTTATAGGCATCTGAGTCATAGCCAAGAGCAGCAATCTTTTGGTCATTCAGCAGCTTATCAATCTGAGCTTTTTGAATAGTTGCTTCTTGAGCAATAGTCTCTTTACTCATAGTCTGCTTAGTGACTTGTGCGGCCTGAGCAGATGCAGTAGTCAATGCTTGCATAGTCTGAATAGTCTGCGCACTCTGATCTGCAATAGCTTGGGTAGCCTTGTTGGCATTGATCTCATCAGGCAACAATACCTGATTGACAAGAAAGTCAAGAGGATTATCAAAGAATCCCACTTGCTGACGAGCGGCAATAGCTTTCTGTTGCTCATGAGCTTTAATAGTATTCTCTCTGAAATCCTGCACCATGATAGCCATCACAGATTGCGGATCATTGATATCATTGCCAAGCTCTTGCGCAGTCTTAAGAGCTCGCTGCTGCGCTTCAAGCTCCCCTTGACGCTTTTTATTAGCTACATCCAGAGCGTCCTGAACAACAGCTTGACCAGCAGCAATATTATCATTGCTGAGGGTTTTCTGTTTATTCAGGATCTCCGTCTGGGCCTGAGTATTTGCTCCCAGAGCAGCAATGAATTCATTCACTTGACTTTCTATGGAAGGCATAGACCAGTACTCCAGTTAAATATAATTTTTGAATGCGCCGCTGTTATCCTTTACAGCAGCAAATAGCGAATCATGATAGGCAGTTAGCGCATCATCTAGTGTAGCGTAATTCCCAGAGGCTGTGACATTATCCAGATAAGAGGTATCCGTTGAGAAGGCTTTCCCAAAATGCTGGGCAGCTTCAAAAGTCCTCGCAGCATACTTGTTATATGCATCAATAGTAGTCTGATCTAGCGCATAACTATCAGTCCAACGCCCACTACCTGAAGTGTCCCCAGCAACAAAGTAATCAGGCTTATAGTACTTGGTAGGATCGGGCTCTTCTGGACGTACATACCTAGACTTCTCGCCAGTATATACATCAGCATAGTTATAATCAGACAGGTAAGGCTCCCTATCTACTGCATTCGCATACGCCCTAAACAAGCGAGTGTATTCAGGATCTACACCAAACTCAGGCAGTGCAGTACCAAACGCACCAGACTTACCAGTACCTAGGCGATAAGCTGTATAGTCGGCATTATTATGTGGATCATCTGCGGGGCCATCAAAAATACTAGATAACGTAGAGCCTATAAAAGCACCAATAGCTGCTCCTGGAGGGCCCCCGATAGTTCCACCAACATAAGTACCAGCAGCGGATAGTGCTGCATTTTGTACATCTCCTTGTGCAGCCGCTAGAATAGATCCTGCGTAAGGTAGTACATCACTGATTAAACTAGTGCTAGCAGCTGCCTTAGGAGCAGCAAAGCTAAGTGAGCCGCCATTAGCTAAGGCGCTAGCAGCTTGATATACTTGGTAGCCACTAATACCTGTACCTACAGTGGCTAGCAAATCGTTAGAGCCGTCTCCATCCATAAGTCCTTCAAGTCCCTGAACGAGGCCTAGCGCAGCCATACCGCTAGACCAAGCATTCACAGTGGGAGCGGTGAGAGCGGATAGATTAGTGCTGCCTGCTGCCTTAACAGCCCCTTCGTAGACTGGAGAAGTATCACCAATCTTCGAAGAGGCTTGAGAAAAATTTGGCTGGGCCCCTCCGCTATTAGATAGATCTACCTGTCCAGCCGTAAGATCGATAGGAGCGTAGCTAAGAGAGTCAGTAACAGGATTAGAGAGCGCATCCAGAAAAGAATAATTTGCTGAGGAGAAATTAGCTGAAGGAGCTACTGACATTCCCTGAGTAGGTATGGAATCAAGTCCGGAGGGCATAGTGGAGAAACCTTGATCTTGAATATTAGCAAGGAAGTTTCCGTTGCTGGACTCAAAAAATCCACCTAACTCATCAAGAGTACTCTTCAATCCACTCTTAATCCCCTTAATACCTCCCAACTTATCGATTGCTGAAAGTCCAGCAACAAGTTTAGTCAGAGTATCAGTCTGTCCAAGACCTCCACCTTGAGTGACTTCTTTTACAGGAGTCTTAGTCGTAGTCGTAGTCTTGGTAGCAGTGCCTGCTGCTACTTGAGCAGTGAGTCTAGAGACTAGATCATTGGTCAGCAGTTTACTAGTGCTGGAGTTATATAGGCCAGCAGTCTTCTGACCTTGAGCAGTAGTAGCCAAGCCACTATTGCTCTCAAGAGCAGATTGCAAAAGCTTATTAAGAGTCTCTTGATCAATATCAGTGCTAGTGGTCTGAGTTTCAGATCCGCCACTAAGGGTGCGAGTTGCTTTATTGCCACTAAAAATAGTGGCCAATGACTTCAGAGCGTCTAGACTAGTTGTCATTGCTCTCTCCTTCTCTAAAATAAGCAGCCTTAATCTGCCTTACCATATCATCATCCAAACCATTAGTAGAACTAGCTGCAAGCCGCTCCGCCAATTGAAAGAATAGCTTAGACAACACTTTCTCTGTGACAGTCGCTCCGATAAGCTTTCCCAGAAAAGCTACACCGGCAGATTGTAGTAGTGTAATCAATAATGAAGCCATGTCTGTAACTCCTGTAATTAACAATGATATTAAATAGGCTTGCGCTAAGTCAATGCAATAAGGGGATCAGCTTACTTAAGGCCAGAAAGTACGGTGGCCAGAGGCAGGACGCCTGATACTTAGATGGCACCAGCCTTCAGTTTTATCTGGATGCTCTCTATACAAATTGCATTCTGTGAGAATGTCATCATTAAGCCAAGTATCTAGCGCCTCATCTGGATCATAGATATCTACAGCTTTGCCTTCTTTGTGAGCAGACTTCGGAGCGCCTTCTGAACAAGCTTGAGGACGGAAGCCCCCGTAACGAGTGCCAGAAACTAATGTGCCAGTAGATTTATTTACTTTGAGCCGTATGCCAGCCTCACGAGCTAGATCTAAAAGCTTATTCACGCACAGAACCAGCGCAGATATATTGTTCATGCGGGACAAGGTAAGATCCTGAGAATCTCTCCAGCGCCCTATTACGTCAGCATTAGTAATTTTCATATCAAGGATTAAACCAAAGAGTGGATGATGAAAGAGCCTTACCTATCTTATTGCCTAGTACAGTAGTACTAATCACTCCCGGAGTGGCAGTGGGGTAATAATTTGCGCCTACTGTCAGACCGCTTAGAGCAGTCACTAAACCGAATAAGCATACTGGAATTACTTCCCCGGCAGCGACTGCTCCAGCAAGAGCAATAGCGTCAGGTAAATTAGTGCTGGTAGCTTTCCTTACTCTAGCCCCTGAGCTATCCCAGATATTTACTGCGTGCCCAGCACTAATTGCCTCAGAAGCTTTGCAGAAAAATATGGTACCCTTCTGTACCAATAGATGACTGTAAGGATCAATAGTCTGATACTCATCAGCGGTAACTAGGGCATTGCCAGTATAAGTATCCAATGCGCTCATAGTATTTTTGATTGCATTATATACTGGCATCATCGCCTGAAATATTACTGGATCATCTACATCAGGAACAGCTGCTAGCCCAAGACTAATTGAGTAAGACTGTCTAGTGCTCATCTGTCTCCTCCTACACAAAATCTAATTACTAAGGAATTGAGTCTGAAAGTGCCTTTGATGGCAAGAGTATGAGTCAGAGCAGTGGATCTGAATCTATAGGTTCTCGTAAGTCCTGACTCTATTTTATAGCCTAGCACAGGATCAGTAAGAGTCTTTGAATCTGCTGCTGGAAAAGTATATAGCTCGCAATCAGTTCCTGGATCTACAGACTCTAGCTCCACTTGATCTAGTTGTAATACTCGCTGGCGTACATATTGAAAGCGCCCAATAAGAGCTACTGAATCTTGGCTAGTGACACCGGCAGCAAACTCTACAGTCTTCACTTGGCCGCTAGAGGCAATAAATGCTATCTGCTTCTTTGGAGTGTCTGCATCATCGGCATCCAGAAAGCCGTATTGGAATACAGACGTATGAGGAATCTTTAGCTTGCCGTGCCTATTGAGCACAGTATCCACCACAATGGCATGAGTAAAGGAAGTTATTCCATAAGAAATAACTAGATACCTACCAGAGATGAATTCAATACGCTTCTTAATAGATGCAGATAAATTCTGAGTGCTAAAAGTAAGAGTATTAGTATCGAAATCCTCGAAACGCTTACCTGTCAGCATATCAGAAATCTCAGGCATAATTACCAGAGCTTTCTGACCACTGATCTGCTGTAAGCCATGGGTAGTGAATGCATATACTGAAGTGCTATCTGCCTCATCAGTTACTTGAGATAGGTCAGGAATACCGCCTGCATTAGGCACTTCTCTGTAAATGAATGGATAGCGAGAGTTATTTGCATAAGCAGCGGCTACGCAATTGGCTGCAGTAAATACTAGGAATCCAGAGGAAAGACCTACGCAGCGGCGCACCGGGCCTTTAGCATCCTCAATGCTACCACCACCTGCTCCAGTACTAAGAGAAGGAATAAAATCTAGCTCATTAAGAGTGCTAGACCACAATACAGTATCTGTGCTATACAGAATCATATAGCCATTAGAGGTAGTGATACCTAGGATCTGAGTAGATAAGACTCCAGCAGCCAGACGCCAGACTAATGTGTTGGTTGCGAAGTCATACTGAAATACTCCATTGCCTTCACTAGCAATATAAGTTTCTCCACCTAATGCTGCCTTGGTGATATTGCCAGTAAAGGTGGCTGCACTAATAGTGAGGGTGAATGTATCTCCAGCAGCAAAAGCTACTAGATTAGTGCTGATAGTGAATTTTACTTTAGTATCTACACTAGTGTATTCTGTGCCTGCAGTGCCTGCACCTTCTGGGACACCATTTTTAGATACTGCAAAAGCAGTGGCTGAAGTGAAAATAGCTGTATAATAGCCTGCCCCTGCGCCTTGCTTCACATAAGCAGAGGTCATCTGGCCATCACCTACATTAGCTCCAGATGTATTTACAGCCTTATAGTAACTGCTGCTAGCTGCCCAAGTATATCCAGTGCCTGAATGACAGACATACAGAGAACCATCTGTGCATACAGCAAGAAAAGCTTTCTGACCAGAGGCTCCCAGAAGATTAAATACCTGAGAAAAAGTACTTACTGCGGTCGCTGGGATCTGAGCGGAGTAGGAAATAGAGCGATAGCCATAGTTTGTAGGCAATACATTATGGGCATAATATACTTGAGGAATACCTATATCTTTAGCTGTATCTGATTCCTTTGCGTTTACTTGCGGCACATAGTTCATATCCTGTGCGCGCACAATAATAGAGCGCCCAAACTCCTCAGACAGCAGAGGAATGTGGGCGGAAGAAAGATTAGCACGCACAGTGACTTGAGACATATTTATATTACCTAGTAATGCGCAACCGCAGAGTTCCAGCTGCTAGATTAGTAGTGCTCAGAGTTGGATTAAATAAGACTACAGTTACTTGATCTGCAGCTGAGACATATTCTTCTAAGATGAGTGCTGCTTGATTCTGAGAGAAAGAGGCTTGCACAAAATCTCCCATAAGAGCGCCAGTCACAGTGAATACTTGAGTCTGATTAGATAGACTAGATACTGAGGGCGGATCCCAAGTAGTGGAGTATTCAATAGTGACTCCGATCTTGGCATCTAAGGCAGTAGCAAGAGAGCCTCCATTGTGAGTCACTTGCTGAGTAGTGATTTTAGTAGTCATTTCCAATGATCCTTAATTAGTATTGCAGCATCATACATAGCTTTTCCTATACCTCCTAGAAAAGCTATAATTGCCCAGCCGCCTACTTGAGTCTTAATTTTATCCCAGCGCTCATCTTTGCGTTGTTGTTTAGCTATCCAAGTTCGGATAAATTCATGGTGCTCTCTATGCAGCTCTTCTGGAACTGTAAGGCTAGCTATTTCTTCTCGTACTGCATTAGCTAGTGCAGTAACTAGAGACTCTCTGTCTCCCATATTCTTACGTCGCTCTGGTTGGTGGGGGATATTATTCTCTGAGGAGTCTTGAAAATCTAATTCATGCTGGAACATGGTAATGTCTCTTATCTGCAGTGGCCGCCGACTTCAAAAGGATCTAGGAGCTCTTTACAAGTGAATTTAGATACTGCTCGCTGATAAGTAGTACCTTCATATTTAAGACGGCCTACATGGGCAGACAAAGTCCATTCTTTCCATTTAGGCTTATCCCAGAGAATAAGAGAGGCCCAAGTCAGATTAGAGAACACATCATATAGCCACGCATAAATAGCCCAAGGCACAGCAAAAAGTTTAGGAAGCAGAGATAGGCTATCCCACTTATTCTTGACTGTGATAATGGCTACATAGAGTAGCCAAAATCCGCCAATCATATGGAAAATAAGAATTGGAATAGCCCAGACTGGGATATAGACAGAGAACTGGAATTGCATGACTAACTCCTAGATGGATTTACGAAGGACAGCGATTTGATCATCTAATGCTTTAAGCTTTGCATAAGCTGGGCTAGTCATTGGATCTAAGCTAGCGGCGGCTGCCTGAGCAGCAAAAGAAGTTAGCATAAATTCACGAGTAACTCTCGGGAGTAGTGTTGCTGATTCCAACTGAGCAATTTGTTGAATTGCAGGGATAGGGATCTCTGGAATAGGCGGCTTAATACTAGCTTCTACTAGCGCGATCAGATCCGCATACATCGCCGCGTCGCCTCCGAGATCAGTTCGCAGCATGTCCATCTGCACATCCGCGTATGAATGGCAGCGCACTTGTTTGTCATCAGCATCCACCCAGGTAGCTTCGACAGAGTTAGTGCCAGGATAATGGATTACAGACTTGAGGATCATACCGAGGCTCCTCTGATGATTGCGAAGTTAATTTTTACTGCCTCTGCCAGAGCCCCCGCTGTAATGTTTTTAAGCGTGATATAGAAATAGCCATTGAACACATACGAAACCCACGCCTCATAGGCGCTGCCAGTACCTACGCTACCGATAGCTAAAACGGGCACATCGTATTGGTTAACAAGGGAGTTATTAACCGCGAAAGTAACCACCGCACCTGCTGCTAGTGAGGCAGTGTTCATGGTGATCTGCCCAGTAGGTTTATTCAGCGTGACTGCTGTGGCTTTACTCGTTGCCTGCGTGACGGTGCCGCCTGCCCCTGTGCCGTAGCCTAACCCTCCTGTAGGGGTTATCAAAGTAAAGTTCCTGCTTGTATCAAGAAGCACACAAGCAATACCTGCCTGCAAGAGTCCTAACCCGTGGTTAGAGGATGAGCCTACATAGGTATAGCTTGCAGACGCATACGCATAGGCTTGGAAAATAACAGAGCCACTATTGGCCTGGTATCCGGCGGTGGCTGAGAGTGATGTGTCTGAATTGGTGACGTAGATCAACCTAGCCCCTCCCACCGCAGCGTTGAACTGGCCCAAATCAAGATTGCCATTAGTGCCCAACGTAAGGGCATGTGCCCCACTCACATAAAATGCCGTAGGGAGGTAAGTACCAGTGCCTGTCTTAGTGCTAGCAAATACTATATGTCCTGCTGACTGATCCACTCCTACATAACCTGCGGAGGCATTATCTGGATCGCTGCTTCCATAGCAAACAAAATAAGCTTTAGAACCTGACCCAGCAGGAACGGCTCCAACACTTGTATAAGTATTGATTCCAGCAGTCTGGAACAGCGCCCGGCTGATAAGAGTAGCATTACTGAAATCACCCAGAATGCGAGCGCCAGCAGCGCCTAGCCTTACAGCACCGCCATCATAATAAATGCCCCCAGATTCCACACTCCAAGGATGAGCAGCAGAAGCAGCACTAGCCGCTGCATTAGCCTCACTGACAGCGGCATTAGTCTCACTAACAAGCGCAGCAGCAGCACTTGCAGCACTAGCAACTGCATTAGCTCCACTAGCGCCAAGAACTGCTACACACTCAATAGTCTCTCCTGCATCAAGAGAGATACCAGTGATAGTGAAAGTAGTGCTGTCAGTCTCAGACCAATCAACTCCTTTAATGAGTCGCTGACCTCCGCGATATACTGCAATACTCTCAGTACCTACAGTATAAGTGAATGAAGTAAGAGTGAAAGCAGTCTGGCCAGCCGTAGCTGTAAAGACCTGACTCTTATTAGTAGTCTCTGCATCAATATTAATAATATCAGAGCCTGGTGCCCAAATGCTTGCACTCATATTTAATTCCTTACAAGATATTGTTTTGCCTGATGAGAGCTACTTGCTCTGCTACAGTTTGTTTAAATGCACTTGCTTTTTCATCCTGACCAATGCTCTTAAATACAGAGGCGGCTGCATCAGAGATGATAGCAAAAGGAAATTCATCTGCAATCCAACTAGAGTATCCTGCATCTGTCACTATTGGATGCGTACAGCAAGCAAGCAACATATAGGTATCTTCTGTATTAGAGCGAATCTCAAGTTGAGTTCCTGCTGCATAACAGATATTCTCTTTATTTACCTTATAGCGATCAAGGCTCTCCTCTGGAGTAAGATAAGTAAAGAAATCTCCTGGCAATCCATCTTGATATTTGCGAAGATACTTGAATGATCTCCAATTAGGAATAAGAGTCTTGTAATCAAGAGATTGAATAAAGGCAACTGGAGACCAGGAGATGCCAGTCTCGAAAATGTCTTTAGGAAAATTATCTAGTTGATGCATTTTAAGAGTGGCCATCTTTACTGCCAACTTAGTTTCTGCAACTAGATCATCTCTATTAGTGAGTGTATACACATCACTCATTAAGCTGGATAAAGAGGCCATCTTATTTAATTACTCTTGGTGAGTTTAACGAGTGAGGCGGAAGACTTGGCGCCAACAGTAGAAGTAGCTTGCTTCTCTTCTGCGGCTCCTTGCTCCGCAGCAACTTCGCGGCTATCTACAATTTCATAGGTGCCGGTCAGCTGCTCAATTACATTCTCACTCTCAGTCTCAAAATAACCCTCTGCATCAAACAGACATTGCTGGCCATTTGAGAGAATGAAATTACCTTGAGCCAGAGTTTTCTTAAAAATAGTCATTTATTTCTCCTAGATGTGGAAATGCCCACCCAGATTTCTCTAGGCGGGCTATTAGATATTAGCCAGTGATTAGACGAATGCGAGAAACTTCTTGTACCAGCTTAGTAGCTGCCGAAGCATCTACAGTAACTTGGCCAGTCGCAGCATTAGGAGTCAGAGCAGTGGCAGAACCACCAGTCCGAATCGTAATACTGGAGATGTAGCCAGGATTTGTAGATGCCATGCCGGGCGTGTTCACTTGAATGATAGCCATTATAGCTCCTTGTAGAATCTAGTATATATGGAGAACTCGCCATATTGTTTCAGCGCAGCTTTTTTAACAGCTCTCGCCGCCTCTAATTCGCATTGGAAATAGCCTAAGTGTTTCTTGGTATTCTTAATTGAGATAGCAGCTCGCCACTTTCCGAGCTTTTTATACCAAGATACTCCAGGATACTTAGATGTACCTTTTCGACCTGCCTCGTTGTTTTGCGTATTTTGTTGTTTAGTAGCTAAGCGTAAATTACACATCCTATTGTCGAGCACATTACCATTGATGTGATCCACTACGTAGCCAACAGCTATTGCACCAAAGATTTCCTTATGTAGGAACACTGTTTTCTTTTGTCCTAAAATACGCACATGCTGCACACCACCACGTCCATCAGCATATACAGCAAGGCGCGGACATCCGAGCTCAGTAAATCTTTGCTCATCCACAAGAACAACCAAGCCATCTACAAGTATTTCCATTATCCTCTCCCAAAGATAAATTAAAGGCCTTGTTTGTGTTACTGCTAAACAAGGAAACGCAGGGGAGTTCTACTAATTAACCCGCGGCGGCTGCCGTAAGTCCGTATATGACAGCATTTGCCGCTGGATTCTTGACAAGGCAAGTCAATTCCGTAGTCAGCGAGCCGCCAACAGCATCAATACCGTTTTCCAGAGCTTGACCATTGGTGCCAAATTCGCTAGCAACAGTCTTGCGATCGCCCAGATAAGCCAGATTGAAACTGGACAGATCAACTGCGACAGCCATCGCAGCCCAAGTCACGTTGCTATTGAACATTGGATGCTCAATCATACGGAAAGTGCCACGGCTGGTCTTGAAACTGGAGAATTGCAGACCATAAGAAGTCTGACCATCAACCAATTGATAAGTACCATTCAAGCGGCCGATGTTATTCAGCACACGCTTAGCTGCGCCACCCACAAACAGGACACGCTCATTGGCTACTTTAGGATCAGTAGTCACGTTGAACACTGGATCAAGCAGAGCTTCCAACTGCGTGTAGTTAGTGGTAGCGGCTGCTGTATTGACGTTAGCGGCAGCATTCACAGTCACTTGGTTAATCAGACCATCCATTTGGCGGATAGGTGCATTGTTCTTGGTGCCAGAGAATTTTTGCGAGAAGAAAATAGCTCGCTCAATATCAGAGGCATGGAAAGCAGCACACTCTCCGCGAGATTCAGACAGAGTAGTTTCGCCTGCGATAACTTGCGTAGCGCGCGCAGAATCAGTCAGAGCCCAAGAGTTACGGAAGATCTGAGTATAATTAGTGACACGCACTGCAGAGATATTCATTGCAGTCGGACGAGCCGAACCTTCTTCAAATGCCGTACCCACTTGATACAAAACTTGGTTAGCAGCAATTGCAACTGCTGCAACAGTACCAAATGCACGAGTCACAGTAATAGAAGTTGCAGAAACTACTGTGTTAACCAGAATCAGCTCACGAGTCAGCGGATTCAGGAGAATCATGCCGGGGATGAGCTGAGCAGTGGATACCATATTGGTGAAAGTAGTAGCACCAATCAATTCACCGGTACCACTAGCAGTAACAGACGGAAAAATCATGGTCTTAGTGAAGAAGCCATGCTCAGTCTGAACAGCAACTTCATCCTTAAGCATGGAAGTAAGACCAAAGAGAGGAGCAGAACCATTCGGCATGAGCCGAGTAATCATGCTAGAGAATGACTTCTTTACCAGATCAGTGGTGGCATTAATACCAAGACCTTGAGAAAGAATGCCTGCGACGATATTACCAGTAGCCATTTTATTTCCTTTTCAGAAAGAGATTATTGCAGATATGCATCCCAATCAGTTCCAGAAGAAGTCTGGGGTTGTTGATTGGTTTGTTGTTTAGGCTGAAGGACGCCAGCAAAAGAAGTAAGGTAATCTTGAGCCAGTTTACTGATTTCAGCTGATGTAGCAGTTGGATACTTCACTGTGAGTTGCTGTTGCAGAGCACCCAGAATAGGAGCAGCTGCGGGATGGGAGAATGCAGGGTTGTCTGATCGGAGAGTATCTGAAACTGTCTGGCGTTTAATATGTTGAGGAAGTTCTGCACGAATGGATTCTTGCGAGCGGGCAATAGCTGATTCGATCAATTTAGTGGTGGCATGAGTACTTTGTGCATATACTGTCTGTGCAACAGTATTGAGTGCTTGAGCAAATGCCTGCTGTGCCGCTGCTCCACCTTGATTAATAGCTGAAAGCTGATCTGGAGTGATTGCTTTAGAGAAATCAATCTTTCGTGCTGCTTCCATGAGCTGCTGTGGATTAACATTAAATGCTCCAGGATTAGCTGGAGTTTCTGGGGATTGCTCTGGCGCTTTCCATAGTTCAGTAAACTGATCTAGCCCAGCAGCTGGAGCATTAGTGCCAGCAGGAACATTAGGATTACCGGAATCAGATGCCATTGCCGGGGTAGCCTGCTCAGGAAAATTACCTGGTTGAGCTTGAGTAGGTTGCTGAGCAGCCGGCTGTGGCTGAGTTCCTGCAGGATTCTGCACCTGAGAATTGCCACTAAACAACTGAGAAAGACGTTCGCCGATAGACATAATTTATTACTCCGAAAGATTTGAGGATACTGCAAGGGTGGATGCTAGTGATAGCAGATGCTGGAGAATATCAATTTGACCTCTAAGATAAGCATCCTGAGAGGCAAATTTGATGATCTCTTTTTCATCTAAAATGAGCTGAATCTTTTCTTCTGAAGCTGCTGCAATCAGATTCTGGATCAGTGCTCTATTAGATTCTGTGAGAGCCGCGCCCGCCTTAAATTCCTCTGGCGTCAGCTCATATTTAGTAAATGAATGAGGGATGATTTTCATTGCATCTTACCTGTGATATTATTGACAATGTTATTTACATTATTGCTGCGAGCAGGCGCTGGTGCGTAGGGATCTTTACCTGCAGGATTGTAGCCAAATTGCTGCGGTTGAGGCTGCGGCGGCATTTGCTTAATCAGATTCTGCAACTCATCTGGGCCAACTCCCCTAAGCATCTGAGCAATATTAGCCATCTGCTGCTGCCACTGCATCATAGCTTGCTCATAAGCAATCTGCTCAGGACTCTTCTCAAATTCAGAAATGTGGGCACCTTGAGTCTTAAGGAAATAAGTAAAGAGCGGGCCCAAATTATATTGAGAGGCCACCACTTGATTAGATTGCAATACCTGCAAGGCAATCTGAAGAGCTTCTGCATTAATCAGCTTATCGGTAGGTAGAAGACCGTCAGATACTTTGAAATCAAGAATTGCTTTCCGCAACTTAATAGGATCTACATCTACAATCTGTTCCTTGTCTTTGTTGTAAAGAGAAGTGCCCCCTTGGAACTGCAGAATATTAATCTTAAGAATTTCTTTCAACGGAGTAAAGAATTGGGCTTCTAGCAATAGGCTGCATAGCTGATCGCGGCCGTTTGCATTATTCATTACAGTGCTGAATTCATGCAAAGTCTTATTGCCCTTTACAAACTGACCCTGACGTGCTTGATTCTGACCTGAGATTACATTAGCCATCTGTAGCAGAGATTGCGTCTCCTGCATCAAAACACCGGACTGGTCATCACGAAAAGGGATAGGAAAATAAGACTCATTAAGAGGCTTACCATAAGCGCTAGGACGTACTGGAATTTTAGCAGAAGGGTTTTCATTATTGATGTGCGCTGCATCCACACGACTAGGATCATAAAGACCACGATCAGAGATAGCGCGACGACGAGCAGCAATGATACTATTCCACATAGCACTAGTGATCTGCTGAATCGGCTGCACATTAGTAGCCAGCGATTTCGTCTGATAGCCAAGCCCATCTTCATTTGGTTGAGCAAACAAAATCGGAATAAGCCCGTGAGCATTTGTCTGACGCTCCGCATAAATAAGAGTGAGATTATTTACAATTATGAATTTCCATACTTGCGGAGTATTTTTCGCAGGCACACGCAAATTAAAATCTGCAGGCAAAATGCGGGCATAAAGAGTAGTGACCTCATAATTGTCCTTATAGCTAATCTTATTATCTGCGCCTGAGAGTCCGGCCCAAGCTAGCCAATTAGTATTGGAAGTCAGATTGGCGTCCGTCCTCGTATCCGGATTCAGATCAGGAATATAAAAATCATTCTGAACTGCGCCAGTCTCGAAACAAGCGATTACATTATCTACTAACTTATCAGGTAACTCTTGGATGAATTGCTTAAGAGCAATGCGAGAATATTGCTCAGTGTATCCAGCAAATTCTGCTTTATAAGGCACTTCGCAAGGCAAGCAGCGCTTATCCCAGAAGCTATTGTATAGATCTAGGCGCTTAAGCTTATTACCTTCCCAGATTACTTCTTTGGGTTTAGCTTGATTAGTGGAGAATCCTGGATCAGTTTCTAGGGCAGCAGTGACTTTACGGCCCCAAGATACTTCCATTGCCGCTATATTATATTTGAAACCGTCTCGGAAAAATTTAATGAATTCTGCAGTCCAGCCACCTTTAGTGGCCTGATCTTCAATTACTGTCTCCATCTGGATAGCTTCATCAATGGATGCAGGATTACTGGTAACTCCGAAGATCGGGTGGCCAGTAAGGAAGACTGAGGACTGATAAGTAACGGCTGCTTCTACCTGAGGCAATACCACAGGCACCGTGATATTCTGATACTTAGTGGCATCACCCAGAGTATTAGCAGTCTTGGCGCGATAATTCTCAGTTGTGAAATCGGCCTCTCGCATGTATGCAAGATCCACTTTACGCATTTGATTGCGCGTATTCCAATGCTGATTATCTAGAGCCTTGCATTGAGCTAATAAAGCTACGATTGCTTCTTGAGACTGCTTAGAAATAAGCAGCGGAGTATTTGATGTTGCCATTAGGGTTTTCCTTTAGTAGATTGCTTAGCTGCATTTGCATCTTCAGAATGGGCTATTCATGCCTTCCTCAAGAACTGGAATTGCACTTGATTCCTGCATTTGAATAATTGCAGCAGTTAGCACATAGGCTCCGTACTGCTCAATTACTTTATTCATATATGCAAGTAAATCTAAGACGTCATCTGTATTGTCAGTTTTGAGGGGATTGAATTGTGTGATTTGTAAGTGTGCAATTGGTCTGCATTCTGGATCAATAAACAATTCACCTGCTGCATAAGACTTAAGCATATTCAGGATTCTGCTGTTCTTACTCCATCCGCCTGGATATACTTCTACTGCTTCAAAGCCTACTATTCCTTGTTGCTGGCAAATGAAATTAAACCAATAAGCTAGAGTTGCCTGATAAGCTACAGATTCTATTGCAATTAGGCGACAATTGTGGCGCAAGCCAAGCTCAATTGCTTTACGGATTGTATCTCCTGGAGACAGCTTCTCGTTAACTAATTCTACAAGAACTGGCCGCGCATCATGTATTTCACAGTATCCAATAGCTGTGGAGTCTGAATTAGCTTTATTACCTGACGGATCAATGATAATGAAATTGCCTGCTGGAATTGGGCGTCCTGCGGGATCTTCTGGATCGTAAGGTAATTTAGGAAGAAGAGATAAGTCTATGAGATTGTTGCTGGACGCATTCTCGTCATTGAGGACTTCTGAATAAAATATCTCCGGGCGGCCAGCGGCCAAGTCATTCTGAAATTCGCGATGTAGCTGCTCAATGGGCTGCAAATCTTCCCAAAGAGAGGTGCCATCAGCAAGAATACCACCAGCAATAAATTTGATCCAATTAGGATTAGCTTTCAGGCGGCGCAAAATACTCCACTTGGTGGGATACATATTAGCTACAAATATGAATGCGCAACCATGCGGAGACTTGGCTTTCATTGCCGTGCCCTGCATCCAAGACTCTAATGCAGTGCTTTGTAATTGGCTATCTGCCTGCTCACGAGTCTGGATATCTTCAAAAATCATTACATCTGGACGCTCGTTCTTAATATTAAGGCCACGCAAAGAAGTGCCGGCGCCTAGCGCAGCGATTGTAATATTACGATTCCTGAAACCAAATTTTTTAATCTGTTGATTGTCTTTTTCAATGCCTATTTTCCAGTCACCAAATGTTTTAATAATATTTGGTTCATTAAGCATATCTGCCACGTCACTGAGAATATTTTCTGCTAGTGTAGCTGTGCTAGATATGATGAGAATAAATCGCTTAGTGGTGAATAGAATGCAGTATAAGATATAGATCTTAATTAGTGTAGTCTTACCAAAGCCGCGAGGAAGTCCTAGAGCTAATTGAGGAAATGAGCGAGGCTTAAATGTCTCTGCCAGTAGCCATTGCCATACCGCTTGAAAGACTACTGGAAATCCGAACTGAAAAATTGTGGGCATCGCAAGAGCGGCTAGGAAATCTAGATTAGTCTGCGCTAGATTTTGTACTTCGCCGCTCTGGAATGATGCCTCAGTAATATTTTCATTCATTTTCTTTTGTCTCGCAGCACTGCTGCCAATGTAGGATAGGCAATCAGATTTGGATCTGATTTATTGATCTGAAATTGCGCAAGAGCCCTAAGAAGAGATTGCGCTCTCAAATCAGATTTCTTTTTAAGGGCGAGCTGCTCCGGACTCAGGCTAGAAATCTTCTGCCGAGTAGTAATTACGGGAGCTAGACTTAACGGCAGCGGGCGCTGGCACATTGCTAATTTCCTTTCTATCGAGTTGCTTAAGTAGAGTACCTGATTGTATAGTAAGTAATGGCTGATCGCCAGCCTGCACAACTTGATTTTGTGCATTCGTGGCAAATTGTGTAAGGATTTGTGTAGGAAGTATGAGATTAATGATAGTTTGCTGCTCTGAAATATGTTGTGGCATGCCTGCACCACGGCGTTTTGCTGCATTAATTACTTGAATTGCGCGCAAAATTTCTTGTGGCCGCATCATAAGTGGGATGCAGTCCTTCATTTTAGTTAGCAAGGTGTCCTCTAGCTCATCATAAGCATCATCTCTCCTGTTATGCTTAGATAGATTCTCATATCGGCGCTCTGCAACGGCTGCGGCAAATTGCTCTTGAGACAAGAGTTGTGAGATGCGACTGGGAGTGAGTCCGGCTGCGGCTGCTGCTTGCTCCGGATAGACTCCCTGACCTAACAATTCTAGGGCGCGAGATTCGGCGGCTGTGAGAGAGCTAATGAAAGTGTCTGCGGACATGTGATGCCTCTTGCTAATTAGTGATTGCTGCTAGATTAAGAGGGCTGAGAGAGAATGGCTAATGTGGGGATCAGAGCTTATAGGAGAAAATGTAAAAAAGTTTAGGAAAATATTTTTTGCTTCTAAGGACACGGACAGGCAGCAGAATTAAAAAAGGCCTCCACCCCCTCTCTTTTTATTTATCGCATTATTATTTATTAGTTAGTTTAGTCAATTGGATGCGCGGCCTTGCAGTCTTATGTTATATTATTATTACTAGTTGATAAGAGAGATAATATCTATTTATTTAATTTGTTATTAAAAGCATTTGTTATTTAATTTGCTAGAATCCGGAATCCCTCATTGCCAGTTTGGTTTCTAGCCATTTTGCCATTCAGCCAGGGTGCCAGTAAACCAGTATGCCAGCGACCCCCATACCCCCCCCCCCTCCGACCCCCATATCTCCCCATATCACTAACTAACATATCTCCCACACACCCTCACTAATTAGTTATCCTATATATAGTGAGATATATTATGTAGCCTATATATAGATATCCCTGATTAGTATAGCTATATATAGATATATAATATAAGGAGGAGGGGGTATATATATTTATTATTTTCAATTTTGCTAGGGGGGGGGCACTATAGACCTAATACTATATTACCTATCCTTATCACACTATCTACTAATTAGATATCTCTATCATGCCCTTACTAATTAGCAGATAGCGCAGCTAGGGGGGGGCAGGATGGGGCAGGGGGTAGGCATTGGCATGCTGGCATATTGGCATGCTGGCAATGAGGGATCGCAAAAAATATTTGCTTATTTAATGAAATACCCCTTGACACACTGCCCATAGCGTGCTATCATTACATCATGAGACAGTGATTTGAAACCGGATTACTGCCGGCAAACACTTAACCATTTATTGGAGATGCAGCCATGATACCTAGTGTTATTATTATCAATCTTAGTCACCTACGGCTAAAAACACCTCATGACAAGGTTAGCATTAAATGGGAGGTTGATGGCTCTAGCGGATCAACTGAATGCGAGGCATGGCGCGGGCAGCATGAAATAGATAAGTTGACTGCTGCCGGATACAAAATAACTTTTATTGAAAGGGCCCTGTAAACAAATTGATTTAATCTTTCTCTCAATACTAAGTAAAGGAAACTATATCATGCTTAACATAAAATTGGCTCTTTTTATGCTAGACTCTGTACTCCTCACTTATTGTCTAGTCTTAGTTTCACGCACAATTTAATTCTCATTTCATTTCATTTCATTACGTAAAGGAATCTATATCATGTCTAAGTCAATTCAGATCACTACTATTACCCCCTCTGCAATTCAAGGTCAGGGCATCGCCAGTTTCAAGCCGCGCACATCTGAAGGTATGCCGGAGCGACCCGCGTGTCACATTCAGTATTCACTGCCCGCAGAATTCTCCCTAATAGCTAATGATAGCATCCGCAGTTTTGCTATCCGTGCATATGAGCATGCGATGGAATTAGCTCTCAAGAGCGC